GGATGGGAATTCAGTTGCAACTGGGTATGAAGGATACAATATCCCAGACGACTTGTACGTACCATCTTGTACTATTGAAGATGTAGACAGGGCAGTATTCAATTTATTCAATAAAGATCTTCCATTAATTTTTGAGTATAAAAATGCATCAAAACGAATTCCAGTAATTTTTGCCACTGGTGAGCGCTTTGCTGTCCTTAGGCGTAAGCGGCCACTTCGAGATAAACATGGTGCACTAGTATTACCCCTGGTATCAATAATGAGATCGGGGATTGCACAGGACGTTGATAAAGGCATGGGCCCAGGCCAAAATGCCCCACTGACAATTAGAAAGAGATTGAGTCCAGGTGATGCAGAATATCAAGCTTGGTTAAACAAATTAGGATTGCAAAATCAAGATAACCGTACGACAGAGTTACACAGAATTGCTGGGAAAGGTGAAGGCGCCGAACCTGGGACAATTGCGACCAGCGGGGGGAGAGAATTTCCACGCAATAAGGACGGCCGCTTACTGGATCCGACATTAGGGAAAAATGTATTTGAGATTATTACATTACCACCTACAAAGTTTTTTAATGCATCTTATGAGATAACAATGTGGGCTCAATATACCCAACAAATGAATAATATGATTATGGGAATAATGAGCTCATATCAAAATAATCATCGTCGGACGTTCAAGCTAGAGACAGATAAAAAATATTGGTTTGTCGCATACATCGATAGTGAGTTTAGTCCAGGTAGCAACTACGATGACTTTACGGATGAAGAAAGAATAGTCAAATATACATTTACAATGTCCGTACCGGCATATGTTATTGCAAGTGACCACCCTGGTGCAATGAACCCACTTAGAAAGTTTGTTTCTGCGCCCACGATACAATTTTCAGGTACTGAAATAATGGGCGATATTTTTGCACCAGTTAAGGGTGGACCACCAAGTGGTTATCCAGATAGCTATCTCTTAAATTCTCTAGCCACCGTTGATTCACTGGCACCTGGTGATGGTATCGGCTCATCATCTATTGCTTCGGCAATGAATGCGGCAGGATATGATACCCCCGGAGGAAGTTTGGCAACTCCCGGCCTACATAATATAAAGGAAGAGGCGATGTTAGGTGGTACCAAAACACAAACAACAACAAAAATGTACAGATTAGTAAAAGATCCCTTCACGGGGAAGCAGACTCGAAAGATCGTTACGGTAAAGTCAAAAGACCAGCGTAGCGGAGAGACTGTATTCAGGGGGGGATTAACCATTGACCTTGGCAAATTATGCTAGGTCGAATGAGTCGAACCCAAGAAGTTTGAGTATCTACCCAATACTTAGATAAGAGTGACATGAGCCCAAGGAGAAACTTTCATGGCTGAGCAAACATTCCGATCACCCGGATTTTTTGAAAAGGAAATAGACTTATCCGCGCGAAAGGTGGGACCAGTTGGTACCCCGGCCGGCATCATCGGCACTGCGGAAAAAGGTCCAGCATTCGTTCCAATGACAGTGGGATCTTATGCAGATTTTGAAACACGATTCGGAGGCTTAGACCCCAATAGATTTGGGCCCTATGCTGTAAGAGAATTCCTAAAGAACCGTACTGCTGCAACATTCTTAAGAGTGTTAGGTGCCGGTGCAAATGAAACCAGTGTGGATATGAATACCACAAAAGTACAAGGTACTGTGAAAAATGCTGGCTTTGTATTACGTCCGACCCAGCTTGATGCTGCAGGTGCAACTACAGCGCCAATTGATATGGGGGAGACAAGAAATAACTGTAAAGTGCAATTCCTCTGTGGCCTACATGAAGTACCACAGAATGCTATAGATGGATATCCTGTATTTGTCAATAATGATAGCTGTGGTGTTGTTGACGGCGGCTCAGATGAAGCAAATCTAGTTAGGGCAATGATATTCACTCCCGATACAGCAAAAGTTATGGTTTTAAGTGGTGATGCTGAACATGATTTTACTGCTGATGGCGGAACAGCACTTGGTGACTTTGCATCTCTTGGTGCAACCTCAGGCGCAGAAGCCGGTACGTTTAAGTTGGTGATTTCCTCTTCATTAGGTAAACCATTTTCTCATTATCTTGGTCGCGACGAAGGTATCCGAGTACTTACTGCATCATTAGACCCTAATAACCGATCCTACATTGGTAAGGTGTTGAATAGGGACCCACATAAGTTTTATGAAATGCAACATTATCTATATGCAGATTTTGCAATGGAAAATGAAATTGCATCAATTGCTGATGCTGATGCCACAAATGGTGGGACGGCCTCAATTGCACTTCTTTCCGGAAACGGAGGAGCTACTAGCGCAGACTGTCCACTAACAACCAACGAGACATTTGAAGAGTTGTTTGGTCGATTCGATACCAGGTATACAACACCAACAACACCATGGATTATATCCCAGCCATTTGGTGGTACAGAGTACAAATTATTTAGATTTGAAACAATCTCTGATGGTGCATATGGGAATGATAAATTAAAGATTTCGATTGCAAACCTAAGAGCATCAACAGATCCTAAGGATAAGCATTGTTCATTCGAGGTCCAGGTACGCCGATTTGGTGATACGGATATGAATAAGCAGATGGTAGAACGTTATCCAGAGGTTAACTTAAACCCGAAGAGTGATAAATACATTGCGAATGTAATTGGCGACTATAAGGTAAGGTTTGACTTTGATCAGGAAAACCCTGATGAACGCCGACTAGTTATTAGTGGCAAGTATCCAAATAAGTCATCGGCAATCCGCGTTATTATGGATGCCACAGTAGATCGTGGAGATGGATGCCTTCCGCAAGATATTATGCCATTCGGGTTCGAGGGTATACCGACCTTAAAAACCGCTGATTCTTTGACTGATGATACAACAGTTGCACTAACCCTGGGGCCAGATACCCTTGGTGATGTAAACGCACCTTCCCGCCTAGATGGTTTAACTGGGGCAGGGATGGTTGCTGATGACACATTTTTGAAGAACTCAATTATCCCACCTCTACCACTAAGATTTAAGTGTACAAGAGGAAAGACAAAAGACTCTACAGAAGCAGGTGTAACAATAGATTTCTTAGGTGACCCAGGTGTGGATGAAAAGGCAGACTCAAGGTTATATTGGGGTGTTAAATTTGAACGATGCCCAAGGGAATCTAGCCTTCCAGGTGCCGCATTGAACCCCAATGTATCTGCATTGCCGAACCCTCTAGTTTCTGCATATACACAATTTCTTGGAATTGCAGACTTAGATACAATGATGACCGGTTCTGCGGTAAATACGTTTAACAATAACAAGTTTACCTTGGCAAGAGTTGCGCTACAAGAAGATGATATTGGCGACGTCGATAGCACTGCTAAAACACATATGAAAGGTGCAGCCTATATCAGAAATGGTGTACCTGATCCATCGACATATACAATAGATGGCCCAGATATTCCTGGCCGCTTAACGCTAGCATCTCTTGTTCATGACAGTGTAAATGCACAAGGTGTAATGTTTAATAGGTTTACTCCTTTTGCTAAGTTCACGCTACCATTCTCTGGTGGTTTCGATGGCCTAAATATGTTGTCCAGGGATGATGCAAATATGACAGACAGGGCATGTTCATCTGCTACAGATGGATTGGCAAATGAATCTGCTGCTGCAGCTGGTCTTGGAGATGCAGAAGATGTAACAGGTACCGGTAGGGATAACAATGTTGTAGCATCTTATAATCTTGCAGTCCATCAGATGACCGATCCAATGACAGTAAACACAAATATCTTGTGTGTTCCTGGAATCAGGGACCCATTTGTCACCGACTTTGCTGCAGATAGGACTAGGGAATACTCAAAGGCATTCTACCTAATGGACCTTGAGAATTACTCAGAGGCTACTGATAGAATATTCCTTGATGCTGGTACTCTAAATGCTGGTACTGCTAATGAAATTGATCATGATGCATTAAAGCCAGATATCAGAGTAACCTCCGAACAATTTGAGGGACGTGCAATTGACAACAATTATTGTTCAACGTATTTCCCAGATTGCTACATTGATGACCCAGTTAACAACCTTAAGGTAAGGGTACCTGCTTCTGTGGTTGCCCTCGCAGCGTTAGGGTTTAATGATAAGGTTGCGTACCCATGGTTCGCACCTGCTGGTTTTAATCGAGGTGCTTTAGGGTTTGTCTCTAATGTAATGACAAGGTTAACTGCCGGAGACAGAGACACATTATATGATGCGAGAATTAATCCAATTGCAGTCTTTCCAAGCGGTGGATTTGTAATCTTTGGACAAAAGACGCTGCAGATGAATAAATCAGCGCTTGATAGAGTTAACGTCCGAAGGATGTTACTTGAAGTTAAGAGATTGGTCACTGGTGTGGCTGATAAGATTCTCTTTGAACAGAATACGCCACAAACAAGGGCGCGATTCGTTGGAGGTGTTACCCCATTACTAGCATTGGTACAGGCTCAGGCAGGTATTGAGCAATTCCAGGTAGTTATGGATGACACAAACAATACACAGGAGGATTACGAAAGTAACCGCTTAAATGGTAGGATTGTTGTGGTACCGACTCGAGCAATTGAGTTTATCGCAATCGATTTTATTATAACCAATAGCGGCGTAATATTCGCATGATGAATACCTATAAAAGGATAACAGGTAGGAGCAAAACCAATGGCTGAATTGACCTTTAAGAGTGCCGGAGTAGCTACTCGCGAAATTGACTTAAGTGGACCGACTACAGTCAAACCGCAGGGAACACCTGCTGGCGTAATCGGTACTGCATTAAAAGGTCGGGCTTTCGTTCCGATCACATTCGCTACGTATCAAGACTTCGTTGCCGAATTCGGAACTTCCGACGGCGAAAAGTTCGGTCCACTTGCAGTATACGAGTGGATGAAGAACTCTAGAGCAGGAACATATGTAAGAACCCTGGGCTGTGGAGACGGTACCAGAAGAAGAGTAGACAGTCCTAATGAGGGCAGTGTCACTAATGCAGGGTTTCAAGTAGGTGCAGAACTTCCCCAGGAAGATGGGTTCTTAGGACAAAATGCTTATGCTGGTGCTTCTTCCGGAACAGATCGTGGCGAAGAGCTCGGCCGAACATATTTTCTGGGTTGCCTCACAACTGAGACAGCTACTTCAAATCAGTTTTCTGATGCCGGCATAAATGTTCTTGGTGAAACAATTTCAGACACACAATCCGCACCAATTTTGCGTGGTGTCTTATTGGCACCTTCCGGAGTGCTTTTATCATTATCAAGTTCTTATTATGCCGATGGCTTAGCCTTAGGACACAATCAGCCGTCTGCACATATAAAGGGTGCATTTGGTGCCACCGCGGCTAATAATGATGGCGGGTATATGATTGGGTCCGTTAATAAAGCAAATAACGGTCAGCAGTTTGTTATGATCTTAAATGGCCATATCAATACCCCTGAATTCCCAAATATTTTAACCGCATCTTTCGACCCGCAGGCACCAGATTATTTTAGAAATATTTTTAATGCTGATCCAGGTTGTACAGAACATGCAGGTCACTGTTTGTACACATCATGGGATGTATATAGCAATCATGCAACTGCAGGTGCTACAGGGGTTTGTGAAACCGATTTCTTGGCTGGCGGAGCATCAGGATTTCAAAACGTCGAAGAGTGCGCATTCTTGGTAACAGGGTCACTTGACAGAAACGACGGACATGCTACAGTTCCGAACCCAGAATGTTTTGAAGACAGATATAGAACAGCACGCTCTCCGTGGTTAACATCACAGAAGTTTGGTGGCAAGGTCAAAAATCTTTTTAAGATTCATGCACTTGATGATGGTACTGCTGGTAGTGATGGGTTCAAAATTTCAATTGGTAATATTGCGGCATCTAGTAATGAGTCGACAGACTTCGGAACATTTGACCTATTCGTTAGGGCAATGGAAGATGATGATGATAATGTTGTTGCATTAGAAAAGTTTTATAAGCTTGACCTTGACCCAACTTCAGACCGCTATGCAGCTAGAGTAATTGGTGATCAATATACATACTACGATTTTGATAAGCCAGATGGTTCTCAGAAATTAGTAATTGAAGGCATTCATCCGAATCGTTCCAAGTATATCCGCCTTGAAATGGCTAGTGAGGTTGATAAGAATACAATCGACGATTCAGCATTACCAGTTGGCTTCCGCGGCCACAGTCACCTCGTAACATCAGGTTCAATAACAGAGGTTACCCAGGGCAGCTCCACCGCAGACAGTTTATTAAGTTCAACCCCAATGGGGGCAGATCAGACTGACGGTACTAATGTTCTTTGGTCAGCAGACCCACTAAACAGCATAATCCAAATGCCGGTTCCTCTACGGGGTGACATTACGAAGGGCTCGGGTACAGGTAGAAAAGTTGGGCCCAATCTCCACTGGGGTGTACAATTCCAGGTTAACGATGACCCAGCTGAGCCAAATAAGAGTAGAGTATTTGAGAAATCAATTTATGGATTTACCAAGTATTTCCCTGACTTTCAAACTTCCGATTTGAATTTGATGGTTGGTGATAATGCTGGCACTCCTGATGATAGTATTGATGATCTATTTACAGTTCTTGACTCTGATAGATTTAACAATAATGCTTTCTCTCTAGAAAATATTGAAGTTCAAGGAATTGATGCTGATGCAGGTGCACTAGATAATAAGAAGTGGGAAGATGCAGTATATCGAAGAGACGGCATCGCCACCGGAGATTCTCCAGATGCATTATCTACAGGAAGACTACTTGGCGGCGCCCACTTCCAAGATGACTTTACAAATATAGGTGCTAGAAAGCATCGCAAGTTTAGCTTATTCCTCCAGGGCGGTTTCGATGGTCTCAATATTCTAGATCATAATAAAGCTAAGATGACAGACCTTGCATGCCGTAGAGAGATGCAAGATTCTCAAGGCCAGGGTGGTGTTGATGGACCAACAGTTGCATCTTACCGCAAGGCACTTGATGTAATGGCTGAGAAGGCTGATGTTGATATCAAGCTTCTTGCAATTCCAGGCCTTAGAGACCCATCTGTATCTGAATATGCTATTGACACATGTGAGGATCGATTCGACGCGATGCTTATTATGGATGTTGTAGAGGTTGATGATGTAAATGAAGTTGTAGAAAATAAAGCAACTCAGGTTATTAGCGTTTCAAACACCGTAGAGAACCTTCTTGGTAGAAACCTTGATACATCATTTGCCGCAGCATACTTTCCAGACTGCGTGGTCCCTGACCCGACAACAAGAACAAATGTATTATGCCCACCATCTGTTGCAGTCCTTGGGGCCTTTGCACTTAATGATGCGGTAGCACATCCTTGGTTTGCCCCAGCAGGTTTCACAAGAGGTGCTCTCTCCAGGGTTGTAGAGTCCCAGGTTAAGCTTAATAGAGCGAACCTTGATACACTATATGAGGCGGACATCAATCCTCTATCGGCCTTCCCACACACTCCAGGTGTTGTGGTCTGGGGCCAGAAGACACTGCAGGCCGCAAAGAGCGCGCTCGACAGGGTCAATGTACGTCGCCTGCTTATTGAAATCAGGCGTCAGGTTAAACGAGTTGGAAATACCCTCTTGTTCGAACCAAACCGGGCAGAGACGCTAGCACGCTTCTCGAACGCGGTTAACCCGATCCTCTCAAGGATCCAGCAACAGCAAGGTCTTGATAAGTTCAAGGTTGTGATTGATACCACAACTACAACCCAGGCTGATGTTGAAAACAACACTGTGCGCGGGAAGATCTTCTTACAACCAACACGTACTGTGGAATTCATCTCTTTGGATTTCGTGGTTACAAATGCTGGAATGGAAGTATAATTCTTTCGAAGAGAATAATTAGATATGTCACAAGTTTATAGGAGAATTTAGACATGGCCGAAACACTATCCGTTACTGATATGCTTCCAAATAAGTTTGAGCCGAAGCGCAAATTTAGATGGGTCTTTGCAATCGAGGGAATCGATGCATTCTTAATGAAGACTGCCGCTCGCCCAACTATTAATACTGCTTCACAAGAAGTTGCGTATATGAACTCTACGAGGTTCCTTGCTGGAAAAACAAAGTTTGATGCAATTTCTGTAACGCTGCACGATCCAATTGCTCCTTCTGGTGCTCAACAGGTCATGGAATGGGTACGTACCCACTTTGAATCTGTATCAGGTCGTGCTGGCTATGCTGACTTTTACAAGCGTGATTGTCAACTTAAGCTTCTAGATCCTGTTGGTACTGTAGTTGAACTATGGGACCTTAAGGGGTGTTTTCTTGAGTCCGCTGCTTTCGGCGAACTAGATTATGCCGGCGAAGATCCTGCTGAGGTTTCTATAACCATCCGCTTTGACAACGCTGTCCTACAATATTAGCATTCTTCTATACATTACTGTAGCTCAGTAACTAGGTCTCAAAAGCCCTCCATTGGAGGGCTTTTGTCTTTTTAATAGTTTACAAGAAATTCTTGGGTGGTGATATTTAATATGCACGTGCATGAGGCACACTATAAACGTAATTGATGGAGAAAACTGTGTCAGACGAAACAAAGACTAGTAAAACGGAATCAAGGGAAGACAAGAACCAGATCTTTACATCATCTGCGTCAGAGGCAATGCCCCGTCGCAACGTGATGAAGGAAGACTTTGGGTATGAAGTTCCTGTAGAGGCGGTACCACTTCCGTCAAGAGGCAGAGTGTATCCTCCGGATAGCCCTCTTGCCGGCCAAGATACCATAGAGATTAAGGCAATGACGGCCCAGGAGGAGGATATCCTTACATCCAGGGCCCTAATTAAGAAGGGTACGGTAATCACACACCTTCTTAAGTCATGTATGATTGACAAGCGTATCAATCCTAACGATATGATTGCCGGTGATAGAAATGCTGTTATGACAGCACTAAGAATTACAGGGTATGGTCAGGAATATAATGTTGAAGTAGATTGTCCTGCATGCAGTGTTCGTTCGAAGCAAGGATTTGACCTTGCTGCCTTACCAATTAAGCGCTTAGAAATTGAACCAGTTGCTGAGGGTGCAAACTTATTTGAGATTACACTTCCCGTAACAAAGAAGGTAGTAAGATTTAAGTTTCTTGACGGTAATGATGAAGAAGAAATCATGATTACTGCTGAGCGTTCTAAGAAGGTAGGCCTACAAGGGGAGAACCTTGTAACAACCCGACTAAAACATTCAATTGTTGCTATTGATGGAACAACCGAGAAGGGGAAAATTGGGCTATTCATCCGAAACATGCCAGCACGTGACTCGTTAACGCTTAGAAAGTATATCGATAAAAACGAGCCAGGCATTGATATGAAGTCATGGATGGAGTGCCCAAGTTGTTTCGAGTCCTCGGAGGTGCGCCTGCCCTTGGGCGCCACGTTTTTTTGGCCTGACTCCGAATGATAAAGAGGTTTTTCTTGAACATACGTTTTTGCTAATGTATTACATGGGATTCACTTATAATGAGTGCTATGCCATTCCTATCTGGCAAAGAATATGGTTTATTAAGAGAATTAATAAAGAGTTAAAAGCCTCTCAAAATAATGAGCAGGGTAGTAGAGCAGCACACCATAATACTCCAGATGCCCGTTCAATGATGGGTAGAGCTCGTGCTCAAGTACCATCAAAATTAAGGCGCTTTACATAATGCGCAATAGTTATTGATAATAAGGGGTGATGAACATGAGTCAAACAAAAAATAATACTTTTAATGCCACAGTGGCTGCACACATTCTTGGTAAGAAAACGAATGTAAGTCTATCAGGTTCTCCAGAACGAGTAGGTGCAACTAAGGATGTTATTGTTGCATCTAAGGAACTATATGAGGCATTATGTAGTAATAATTCAACTTTTGAACTTGTAACAGAGCTTCTTAAGAAAAAGAATAAAGCCTCTCAGAGATTCCAAGATATAATGGGTGTCCCCTGGGTGTTATAACGTCGGCCTGAAATCTGGTCACCAACCTATTTACTTAGTGAGGCGCATCATGATGGAGATTGCCCTAAATGGCTGACGATCTTAATAAACAACTAGGGATCCAACAACAGATCAACAAGATCCTTGAAAAGAGGTCTGGTGTCCTTAAGGCACAAGGTGATCTTTTATCAGGGCAGGCACAGCTAGCCAAAGAACTGTGTAAGGCCCTAGACTGTTCTGAGCTTGATGATATGGAAGCCAGGCTTGGTAGTATCAAGGATGGCATGGCCGCAGCAGCTGAACAGGCTGGTGCTATGGGTGCAACGACTAGTGAAGCCCTTGAGAATGCCGCCGATGAAGCAGAAGGTCTTTCAGACAAATTAGGTGGCTTAGCTGGTGGCCTCTCAACAACTAAGACCGCCGCTGTAGGTGCCGGCGTAGGTATGGTTACGGCATTCAAGGGAGCCGGCCAGCAACTTAAAGGAATGGGCAAACTCTTAGGCAGTGTCACTAAGGGTATCTTTAGTATAGGCACAGCTGTGCTTAGTATTCCAGGCCAAGTTTTAGGTGGCCTTATAAGTCAAGCCAATGCTCTTCATGGGGCCATGAGTCCTCTTCGTGAGGCTATAGAGGACGTGCGCGAAGAGTTTGGTAATCTATCACAAGGCTCCGGCGCCGCCGTCATGGATACATTTCGAGACCTCCAGGGCGAAGCCGGTAACCTGGCCGGTTCAGGGATGTCAATGGGCCGAATGTTCGGATACGGTCCGGCCGGCGCAGCAGCAGCATTAAAGTTTGTAAATGAACAGGCTTCAGCAATGGGGCCAATGTTCAATGTCCTTAAAGATCAAGTCGCAGAAATGGGGCCAAAGTTTGTAGTATATGCCAAAGGCTTAGGTTTGTCAGGCGAGGCAATGAAAGGTTTGGGCCTCAATGCTAAAGCTAGCGGCAAGACAATGGAAGAGGCCCTGCAAGAGACAGCCAACTATTCAGTTCAATTAGGAAAGCAATTTGGTGTTTCTGCAAAGTCTATAAGCAAAGACATGGGGGAAATGTCTAAGGATGTGAAGAACTTTGGTACCTTCGGTCCTAAGACGCTGGCAAAAATGTCAGTATATGCTCAAAAGCTTGGTATAGACATTAAAGAACTTACTGGTGTCGTTGATAAGTTCGACAACTTTGAAGATGCTGCTAAGAGTGCATCAATGCTGGCACAATCATTTGGTATGAACATTGATGCCATGGCAATGATGAATGAGCAAGACCCTGCCAAACGAATTGATATGATGAAGAAGTCATTCGATGAGACCGGCAAGAGTGTAGAGGATCTTAGTCGCCAAGAATTGAAGCTATTGGCTAGCCAGATGGGCCTTTCAGAAGAGGCCGCCAAAGCCGCACTTTCGGGTGATACAGATTATGACGATATTTCAGCTGGTGCAGATAAGGCTGAAGATTCTGCTCTTTCACAAGCTGAGGCAATGAAAGAACTATCAAAATCCATTAAGAAGGTTTTTGATTCCGGCGGCGATAGTAAGAGCTTCTTCGGCGAGTTGATGAAAGGCTTTTCAGATGGTATTTCTAAGACTGCCGAATATAGGGCAATGCTTAAGAATATCACTCAATCATTAAAGGTTGTTTATTGGGCCGGCCGCGAACTCGGTGCCATGTTCGTGAAGTTCTTTCCAGGTGTTAAAGATATAATCGGTGGCCTAACAGATATATTTGACCCTGCACGATTTAAGAAATTAATGAGTAAAGTCACTGATGCATTCAAAGACTTTTTCAAAATGGTGACTGTAGACCCTAAGGCAGGTATGAAAAACCTGATGCAGAAACTACAAGACATATTTCAGGACTTCTTTAGCTCTGGTGGTTCTGCCGGTAAGAAAGTAATGGAGGGTGTTAAGAAGTTTTTTGGCACTATGGTACAAATGCTTATAGCATCAATCCCTATTATTATTAAGGGACTAGCCAATGTGATCAATAAACTAGCCGACTTCCTCGCCAGCCCACCAGCAACATCAGGTATGGGTGCAAATATCCGAAAAGCATTTGTTGCGGCATTTGATGCGGTCAAGGAAGCCCTCCCCGATCTCGCCGCAGCCGTTATGAGATTATTTGGTGAGCTCTTTAAAGCACATGGTGGCAAGATGATAGCCGTTGGTAGTGCACTGGGCGCAGTTGTAATAGGTAAAATGTTATTGGTCATGACCGCCAGTGCATTAAAGGGTGCAGTTGTTGCAAAAATGACCCAGATGTTTGCTGCAAAATTTGGGGCAGCAACAGAAGGTGCCGCAAAACAAGTTGGAGATGGGGGTTCTGCAAAAAGTCTTGGTACAGCAATGAAAGACGGGTTTAAGGGATTAGCCGAGGGTGTAAAAGGCTTCTTTGAGTCGATTGCAAGTATTAAGCCTGACACAATTATTAGAGCAGGTATTGCAATGGCACTTACTGCTATTGTGATGGGTGTTTCAATGATACTATTTTCATTAGCAATATTGGCAGTAGGTAAAATCCTTAGCCTTCTTTCATTCAGTGAGTTAGTGAATGCGTTTGTTGGTCTTGCCGGCGCTGCTGTAGCATTAGCAATAATGATGTATGCATGTGCACCTTTAGCTGCACCTCAAGCAGCCGGCGCAGCAATGCTCGGAATGCTTATGGGTGCTGCCGTACTAACTGTTGGTGGTATTATATTTGCACTTGCATTAATAGTCGTCACAAAGGTAATGAGCGGAATCGATGCTGGGGCAGCTATAGGAGCTATGGCACTATTAGCAGTAACGGCAATTGCAATGGTCGCAATGGTAGTAGCAGGTGCTGTTTTAGGGTCATTGATACCGGTCATGGGCATTGCAATGCTCGGCCTTGCGGCCGGTGCTCTTTTCCTAACTGCTGGTACTGCAGTATTTGTTGTAGCACTAATAGCAATATCTGGCCTTGTACAACAGATTAAGAACCCGACGGCCGCGGCCGCGGGGATGGCTGCTGTGGCAATAATGACAGTGGCATTAGCTGCGATGGCATATGCACTTACGATTGCAGCACCTACATTTGTTACAGGCCTAGCAGGTCTGATTCCTGCCGGTTGGTTCTTATTAGCGATGGTGCCTGCAGTGATAGCACTGGGGATAGTTGCCAATATTGTACAGTCTATAAACTCTGCGGCTGACTGGGCAAAAGTAGGATTATCATTTCTTGCACTAGCATTAGTCTTTGTATCAGTCGCCGCCATGGCATATATTGCAACGTATGCAGGGGTTGCAGCAATCCCAGGTGCTGTAGGGTTATTATTGATGATCCCACTTTTGCTTGTATTACCCATGGTAGTAACAATGATATCAGATTCACTCAAGGCTGTGGAAGCATCAGGCCTTGATTGGCAAAAAGCAGCGAAGCAGTTCTTGAGCTTGACTGCTGTCCTGCTTTCAATAGGCGCAATGTCTGTTATAGCAACATATGCCGGTGTAACTTCTATAGTAGGTGCTATAGGATTAGCACTTATGATTCCATTCCTACTTCTCATGCCAATAATTGTTGGGATGTTTGTTGATACTGCAAAAGCATTTAGCGAGATGGGTGATGTAAAGAAATTAGCAACAGGATTTCTTTCCTTAATTGCGATAATGGGTTCAATAGGTGTAATGGCATATATAGCTCAAGCCACAGGGATCCTGGCACTAATGGGGGCAGTTGGCTTAGTAGGTGTTGCAGTTTTTGCTGTAGCATTCAATAAGGTATTTATTCCAGCATTTAATCCCCTAGCAAAAAGCCTAAGTGCACTTGGTGATCTTAAATCATTAGCAAAAAATATGGTAATGCTAACGATTATATTTACCGCTTTAGCAGCTATGGGAATTGGATCATTGTTGCTAGCAGTCTTTGCGATTCCTGGTGTAATGTGGGTAGCAGAAAAAGGATTCGAGGCAGTTGCTGATATAGCTAATGCTGCAGTAACCCACCTGGGCCCTGCGCTAAGACAGATAGAGGATATGAATATAGCCGACCCCACTGGTCTTGGTAAAAAGATAACAGCCTTAGCAAGCGTGATACAAACTGTATCATTAATGGGTGATGTAGTTCTTAAGATAGCAATGCTTGATGTATTATCAACTGCTGCAGGAGGAAAGTCTGGTGACGTTCTAAGTGGTGCCGCTGGGTTTATGGATTCAATGATGGCCGGTGCTGCCACACTAATTACAACGATAATTGAGCAAACTAAGTCAATGAAGGTTGCAGATATTAAGAAAGCAGAAGCAGTTGGTGGTATTTTAGCTGCAGTTGGATCTCTAATGCAAGCGCTTCAACCGCCTCCCGGGTTATTTGAAACAATGAAAACGATGGCTGGGGGATTATTCGGGGGTAAGGCAATTGATGTGAAGTCAATAATGGAACCATATGCCGCGGCAATGAAAGATATAATGCAATCAATGCTAGACCTCGTTGTTCCAATGATAACTCAACTGATGGCTATACCTCTTACAGTTGGGCCAAAAACAACAAAGGCAAAGGCTGAAGCAATTGCCGCTGTTATAAATGCAGTTGCTTCTATGGCTAAGGGGTTTGGTGAGATGGCTGGTGGTGTAATGCAGATGAATGCCGACCAACAAGGGTTATTTAGTTCAGGCCCTACGGTGCAAAAGACGATGGAAGATTATTCATCTGTTTTAACTACAATTATGGAAGCTGTTAAATGCCATATTCCGTCTATTGTTACTACTGTCATGGATGCAGCTATGGCAATACCTGGAAAGCCTGAGGATGCAAAAGCTAAATTAGAAGTAATCTCACTTGCAATGGAGGCTGTTGGAAACTTTGCCTCTGCGATATCAGAAATGTCCGCGTTGATTCCAAAAGATACAGGTTCATGGTGGCCTTTTGGGGAAGACCCAGAACCTTTAACAGAATTTATGTCAACAGTAAAGTCAATTGTAGACGTTGCTGCATGCCATATTCCAGGAATTGTAAATGCATTAATGGGAATAAAAATTGATAAGCCCGAAGAAGCCAAGGTAAAGATGGGTGTTATTGCTGATGCAATGCGTGCAACTGCAGACTTTGCAAAAATGATGTCGAGCATTAAGGATATGAAAGCAACCGATATATCTGGTAAGTTTACCTCAGTAGCCACCGCAGTGGTAGGTGCCCTTAATACTCCTGTAAAATCAATTGTTGATACGCTCGTTGCATTTCCAACTGTCGATGATAAGCCGCTAATAGAAAAGATAAATGCATTAGAAAATGTAATGAACCCACTAATCAGATTCACTCAGAAGTTTAAGACATTTAGTGAAGGTATGAAAAACATGGAAGGGGTTGCAGAGTCGAACCTCGTTACCAATTTTCAATTGATTATTGAAGAAATGGCCATGATCCATGATATACTGCAATATGACATGCCATCCCTCGATCTTGTGGGTGTTTTGGATCAATTTGGCCAGAATATGTCGATATCATCTGAGACGATCTCAGTTAACAATAAGCCCATCAATATTACCGTTAACCTAAGCCTATCCATGGATGCTGATGAAATTGCACAAGGCCTTTCAAAACGTAAAGGCAAATATTCTGTTGCCCTATCAAGAAGTAATGGAGAGGGCGTTCCAGGAACAACGGATATGCAAGGTACACAATAGGAATAAATTATGAGTAATCAAAAAAAGATAGATGATATGAATGTATTTGAGCTTCTTAATGCTCATGGTCAAATGGACAGAATTATTGATTTGTTCTCCGAGGCTTCTGAGGATGAGCTATTACCGGTGCACAGAAAGCTTATAAAAGACAACGTCAAAACCATTACTACAAAATTGGACAAGATGATAGTTATCTTAAACGAAGTCAATAATGATCCAGAGAAGAAAAAAGAGTTTCTAAAAGAGCTTGAAAAGCAAAAGCATAAAATGCCACCTTCTAAAAAAGAAGATGCATAGGAGAGTATAGGTGGGTAACCCTAAAGAGCCATTTGAGACGCAACAGTACGGTCCGACGTATCAACCAGCCGGTTCTGGTAATGCAGTTGGAAATGTACCAGAGGGCCTTAAGGAGGGTGATGATCTACCTGCAACAGAAGAGGGTACCAAGGAAGGATTCAAGGGCGCCTCACTTGACAACTTAGGAAGCTATCTCAGCTTAAGGACAGAAGATTCACAATATGGAAACTACTACTCAGTTGGTCCAGGAAGCCGACCTGCCATAAGCCATAGAGATGTGCAAGGGGGTACACCTGTAGTTCCATCCGGATATGAATCAGGCGGGGGAAATGAGAATGCCGATAGCCAAAAGACATTTATTGATGAGGTTATAGAGAAGGGTGGTGAAGGTGGTGTCCAGGCCCATCACTTTATTAGGATAAGCGAAAATGATTATGCCGGTACCCCTATGGCAGGTGCAGATTATGCTGAGTATACTTCTGATGGAATTATTTCGAAGCATGAAAGAGGCCCGGGCCACACCCTATACTCAGGTGTTCATAGCCACCCTGATGATGGAACCCCAGCATCAAACGATATTCAGAAACGAACATCATTGGTGCTAAAGAATAACAGATTTCACCCAGGATCTCAAACGCCATATACAAAGGGTGGGGAATGGGGCATGCATGCAACAAACCCTAAGGGTACCCTTGGATCACAGCAAAAAGTAAAGGGTAGATATAGTCCCTCCGCAAAAGGCTATGATGTTGAAGAGATGATGAAAATGGGGCGGTCCTTGATATTTGCATCAACAGGCCATGGCGACTGGGATCCAAATGGATTCGGCTTATCAGATTTAGCAGTGTTACCTAATCTTGCACAACTACAAATTCCTGGGTTGAAGGTTGAGAATTCAAAACTTAATGTTCGAGCAATGACAGATAATTTTTCTGAGGATCTCTGGGACCTTGCACCCCGTGGCAATCTTGTAGGTTTAGGTAGTGCTAGTGCAGAAGGCCAGTATGAGGATACTGTTTATGGTGATGGCCATAGTAATAATGATAAGACATATGGCCAGCTAAACTCACATTTAGAGCCATTCTCAGGCCCGCTGCCACTCGGTATGGTTGTGCTAGCGGCAACATCATTATTGTCAATGTTGGCTCTAACAATTATTATTCGCTTATTGATAGTAGGCAGCTCAAATCCATTTGCGGTTGGTCCAAATACGCCAGAGCCAGAAAATCCAATATCATTACCAAAGGGAAAATCAAGGCAGCCCTCAACTGCTAACTTTATTTACGACCTCTTAGGGATTCCTGTAACAGAGACACCTCTTTCATTAGCTATGGAACGAGGCCTGGCTTCATTTTACGGATTTGATAAACCTCTTAGCGATATGAGTGCCCAAGATATTATAGATGCAGCTCTAAATCTTGCATCTTCCTCGGGTTACTATGCCAGTATTATGAGACATGTCGTTCGAGATTTGGAGCAAACAGAAAAAGCAATCATGAACTTCCCCACTACAGGAGTTCTTTCTGCGGTAAGTGGTGCACTTAATATAGTTACGGAGTTTGCTTCATCTACATCATTTAGATTTTTAATGCATATGGGAGCTTTAGGTGATATTGTTATAACGTCTGAGCGTTATGCTGCCGCCCCAATGGGTCAAGAGCTTGATGATATAAAAGAGGTTCCTGGCACCCGGGTAGGAAAAAGTAGAGTATCATCAGGTCGCTCAACGCTAGTGTGGAGACAGTCAGCTTTACCAAGCAGGTATATCCTACCACAAACCTATGATATTGCAAGTTCACAATGGGGACTAGCGGCAAATCAAGGTTCAGCGGCTATAGCTGCTTCTTTATTGGGGAAAAAATTAGTAGGTTCAGGCGAAAAAGCCGGCGCAGATGAAGCTATTGATTTGGGTGAAACACCCCCGTCTACCAACGGCCGATTATCACTTGAGTATGTTAAACATATTGAAAATCAATTTGAGATGGAATATGTTCCATTTTATTTTCAAGACTTACGTACAAATGAAATTCTAGGTTTTCATGCATTTATAGAAAGTATGACAGATGATTATTCACCTGACTATAATACTGTTTCAAGTTACGGCCGGGTAGATGATGTTCGTATTTGGAAAAAGACATCTCGTGCTATAAACCTTACATTTTTTGTGGCTGCTACAAACCCAGATGATTTTGATGCAATGTGGTTTGATATAAACAAGCTCACGACGTTAGTATATCCTCAGTGGTCAAGAGGTCAGGCACTTCAGTCGCCTGATGGGAATAAATTTATAATGCCATTCTCACAAATCCCTACGGCATCCCCCTTAATTCGTCTTCGTTTAGGTGATCTTTTTAAGTCAAATTATTCCAGGTTTAATTTAGCAAGATTATTTGGCCTCGGCCAAGATGATGCTGTTTTTGATTTAACGACAGGTGTTCCTGAGCTGAAGAAGGCTAGTGACCTAGCATCTGAATTAGCTTCAAAGGCAATAATTGATGCCCGGGCAAAAATTGTTTCTGCAACCAGGATAGGTCAAATACCTAATCCTGATGCTGCACAAGGAGAATCTCAATTGATGGCGCCACCTCCACCAGCCAGTGTGGATGAAGCAAAAGAAATAGGCGTCATGGGTCCAGGCTCGATAGTAAATGTTGACCCGTCAAATAAGGGGTATTGGCTTACTGTAGCTGAAGATGGGAAAAAAGCTAAAGTACGATTTACACTAACAACAGCATGTACAGTAGAAGATATAACGGTATTGGGTGGTGCACCTATTGCTATACCAGGCATGCCAGCCCCAGAGGGTTCTCCATACTGGCATGTAAAATTTATAAGTGGTTCAAGAATACAGAAAAAAGAAGATCCAGATGAGGTCGGATTCTTTGTACCATGGCAGATGCTATCGCCTCATGAAACTAGCATTAGAGAATTTATTGAGAATGAAGAAGGCGTAATAGCTTCGCAACAAGCAGATGAAGCTGCGGCAAAAGCATTTAGGGAGGGTGGTCCAGACAAGTTCTTTGGGCACACCGTAAATGCGGTCGTACGATCGTTTGAGTCTGCTGGTGGACGTGGGTTAGCTGGTCATATTACAAGCCTAAGCTTGGGTTATGATGCTGCCCCATGGGAGACTCGGCGCCTTGGATCAAAAGCACCTATGTGGGTTAAAGTAACAATGGGCTTTGCACCGATACATGATATTCCACCTGGTATGGATGCCGATGGATTTAACAGGGGTGCAATCTACAATGTAGGTAAGGTTATGAATGCTCTCGCCGGCAATGACATCCATGGTACAAACTTTAATGAAACATCAGAAGGTTCTATTCAAAAGATGGATGCTGATAGTAGGGCAGAACTTATGTCTCAACCACCAGAATCTGATGATGGTGGTGGTTTCGGTATATTCTAATAGGGTTTTAGGTCATGGCAATAAATCGATATGATAGAACAGATCTAATGGCAGGTGGCAAGATGCTAGCCACTCCAGAGAACATTAGAAGTATACAACGTGCTGTTCGTAATGGGAATATAATTTGTAAGCAGATTATTCTACGAGAGGGTGAGCGCTTAGATCATCTTGCTGGTAGAGTATACGGCAATGGTAGGCTTTGGTGGGTAATCGCCGCGGCAAGCGGTGTAGGTTGGGGCATGCAAGTCCCACCTGGTACCAGAATCTCAGTACCAACTGAGCTATCCGGAATAGCAATGCTGGTGTCATAATGAGTGGCAACCCAGACTACAAGGCTAATCTAAATAAGGCAACAGCTGCATTAGGAAAGTATTTCGGAGTACTTAGTAAAGATGATTTCTTAGGTAAGCTTGTTGCTTTAGAGAATTTGGATGTTGTTGAGGCAACAACAACCCCTGATGCTGATAAGCCAACTACAGCTGAGATTATCTCAATGGAACCGAAGGCTGCAATTGCTGAGTTTTTTCTTGATGTATCTGAGGGTGCATTACTAACAAAAGATATTATCGAAAAGCTTGAAAAATTTACAACAGATGGTGTTGATTTTGGAACAGCCGGCTCAGACGGTGATCTAGTTGTAGAGGATGGAACAAAGGTAAAGGGCTGGTTTGACATTTTGTATGAGCCTTCTGTTTTTGAAGGGAAGGATGGGGCAAAGGCTGCCGCAGCCATGATTCACCCAGAGAATACTCATGAAAAAGCTGGTGAAGTTGCATCTATGAGAGAAATGATCATGCCCATTGCCCCTAACCCAAATGCACAATTGCCAGTGGCCCCAACAACTGTTGCAGATATAGGTGTAAATAGAAAACCAGATTGTCCAGACTCGACCGCACCATCATTAGCAGCATTTATGGTACACCCTTGTAGGTTATCTCCAGCGCATAGAGACACCGGCGCGGTTTCATTATTTATGAACCTAATACCAACGCTCGAATTAAGTCGTTGTGTACCATATCTCAATATCCAGTTTATATTCAACCAACCGGCGCTTGATGAACAAAATCGTCCATCAGGTTTATCACTCTATACATTTTTGCAAGGTAGAAAATCAACCGGCCAGGGTGACGACGGTCCAAAGTCTATAGACGGCCAAATGTTATCAGCTACGCCAATTGGCATCGGTGCTATTATGGGGGATGATGAAGAAGCCAAAAAGATGTCATATGCAGGTATGGAGCTTTTCACAGTACCTCAAAGCATGATAAATGCAGACGAACCTGAGTTTGTAGTATTTGCAGAGACCGAGGATGGTCAGGCAATAGGTGGCCCACGATCAGCACCAGTTATTGATAAGATGAGGCCATTTGCATCTGTTGATGGATTAAGCGTAAGCGTTTCTCCAGCTGGTGGTATGATGTGCCATAAGACTGCTGAAATGAACATTACACTTCATGACCGTTCCAGGTTGGGTGAGATATCTGAGTTTGTACGTCCAGCAATGTATGGTGGCACCCATATGTTAATAGAATATGGGTGGTCTCATCCTGATGGCGGGCCTGAATCAACAAATGCCATTGGCCAATTCTTAAATGCATTGAGAGTAAAGGAAAAATTTCAGATTGTTAACTCTGACTTTAAGTTCGACGACTCAGGCCAGGTTTCTATAGGGTTGAAATTGAGCATGCTCGGACTTGTTGATATTGATAGTGGGACTATAGGTTCTAATGACTTTCTAAAAGAGGCAAAGGAAGAGATTGGAAAACTAATCCAGGTAATTAGATCAATTAGGAAAAAAGTATCTGGTGATGGAAAGTCTGGAGCAAAGAGTGTATCAGGAACAGATTTTCTAGGCAAGGTTTCTAGCTATAATAGTGCAATGCAACTAGACGCAGAGACGATAAAGCAGATATCTGAGTATATGAAAAAGAATAAAAACCCTGAAGCCGGTTCTACAGGTGAAGAGCTGAGGGGTGCTTTAGAGGGCCTGCTTGGTGAAGATGGCGATGGCAAGGGTGGTGTTATAGGGGGGCTTAAAGATACTATTGCCCATGTAATCGCCGGCCGAATGTCTATGGTTGAAGATCCTGCTTCCGGTGACCCATTTTTTCGTACTGTTGGTTGTGCCCCAAATGATGGCGAAAGAAAGTTTGTAAGAGTACAGACCCCAGGGACATATCGTAAGGATGATAAGGTAGGCTATGTAGATACAAAGGTAAGTAAGCAAAGATTTGTATCATTAGGAAAGTTATTGTCTGTTTTTGTAGCACAGCCACTTCTCTTTAAGTCCAAGCATGATGAGATTCAATTAATTTTTTACTCATTCAATCCTTATGCATCTTATATGTGTGACTCGAATATAGCACAATACCCTATTGATATAGCTGAATTTAAGAAGGAATTAGCAAAAGTAACAAAGCTAGACCCTAATATGTCAATTCGCAGGTTTATTGGATTTATTCAAAGTAGCTTTATAACGGCACAACACGCATATGCCTGGGGAATCAGTGATCAGTTTAAAGAAGGCGAAGACGGAAACAGGGAGCTAAAAAACGAAAAGCTAGATGCAACAATGCTCCATGACATGAAAGACAAACGTCTTCAGGATGCATATAAGGATGAGAAAAATGGTGACCCCACGCGTGAAGCAAAATTCAAACCACCGAGACTAGCTGTATTTATGGAGGCACTTCCTGTAAAAGCAGAGTCAACAACACCCGATGGCGATGCTGGGGAAACCCTGACTGTTCTAAAGGTTCACATTTATGATAAACAATGTAGTTCGTATACTGGGATTCAGCAATTATTAGAGTCGTCCCGTAGTGATTCTATGGGGGCAATAAACCAGGCTATCTTTAAAGCAGAAAAAGATGCTGATGCTGCAACACAGAATTCAACTCAAACAGGTCAAAATGATGAATGGGTTAAAACAATTCAATCAGCTATTGATGTTGGTCTTCTAGAATTGCTCGGTGGAGAACAAGGGAAATCAACAGTTGATATAGCTGAGCTAAAACCGGGTGGTACACAGTCACTTCGTATGGTGGGTGGGTTTCCAGCCCTCAAGGCCTTTGTGAAAAAAACAATGCCAACGATAATATACGGTTCTCAAAACTCTGCAGTCTTATCTGCTGACCTCAGTAGTATGAATGATCCTGCGCTAACTTCAATTCATATGATGAGACAAGGGCAGGCAGAAGCTTCTACATCAGCGGTTTCTCAAGATAGAGGTGTTCCGTTGAAAGTATCCCCAACCCAGTTAAGCCTGGAGATTATTGGTTGCCCGATAGTTCGATATGGCCAACAATTCTTTGTCGACTTTGGGACTGGCACGACGGCAGATAATGTATATGCTGTAAATGGTATCTCACATACAATAACTTCAGGTGAATTTAAGACAAGCTTAAAGATGTTACAGTTAGACACCTTTGGCAAGTATGAGTCGACATTGAACAACATTACTAAGGCAGTCGAAAATCTGCAACAGGCAGATGCGGATGGGGAAGCTGCAGAATAAACAAATGAACACTTATGAACAATACTGTATGTTTAATACATGTTGATTTCTGTTCATCCAAATGTTTTAGGTGTTTCGAAATACCTGGTCTGTGATCCTGAATCCGGATCATATTCCTGGTCAACGTCGAGCCCAGAGGATGCATGGGTATTTGGAGACCCATCCACAATAAAGAGCTTAGATGTTATAATGAAAATGGGAAATATAGAGATTCCCCGAATAGAAAACTCGGCCCATATAAAGGCTTTTAGAACTTTAATGGGTGAAGATGTGCCAAAATTGCCATGGCACAAGGTATTACCCACCCATTGTTTCCAGGAGATGATACAAACGTTGGTGTCTAGCCTCACACAGGCCCTGGAGTCCTTTATTAGTTGTGCATATGGGGAAACCTTTATAGCTGAGCGTGCCTTCCTCCTGGGCCTTTCCAGGGCTCGTGTAGATATACAAAAGCTCTCTAAGTATTTGGAATCCGAGGATAATTCAACGGTAACTAGTATCTTGAATAGTTTTTGTCCTACCATCGGTGAAAGAACCAGGCCAGTAGTATATGATCAAGCTGCAACAGCAACTGGCCGGCTTACTGTAAAAAGCGGCCCGATGATCCTGACACTTCCAAAGAAATACAAAGACCTAATAAAGTCAGAACACCCACAGGGTGAGATTGTTCAGCTTGATTTTGTTTCATTAGAACCAAGAGTTGCTAGGTTTATTTCCGGAAATATTCCAGAGGCAGATGTATACGAGAGTATGTCCAAAGAATTATTTCAAGGCATGCTCTCTAGGGATCAAGCTAAGTTAGCTATATTATGTGCCCTGTATGGGGCATCTTCCAGAAGACTACAAAATATGTTGGGTAATGATCTAAACTCAGTTCAGGTTATTCAGGGTGTCAAAAGATACTTTGGTGTACCAAGATTGATCGATCAACTTAAGCACTCTTTAAGAACTGACGGCCATATGACTAATTTATTTGGTAGAAAGCTAGTGCCAGATCGTACAGATGAAAATATACTAGTTAACCACTATATCCAGTCGACATCTGCAGATGTAGCATTACTTGGTTTTCAAAACGTAATGAATGAACTATCATCTGCTGGTGCCGATATTAAGCCCCTGTTTGTAATCCATGATGCGCTGGTTCTAGACGTTCCCCCGTCCTGTCATTCAAAGATTAGGGCCATGGCATCCAAAGGAATTGAAATAGAGGGTATAGGATCTTTTCCGCTAGGTCTAGAAGTCATCAGAGCTTCTGGTGCATAATTATTGACATAAGAAGGTGTGATATGACCAAATTACAGAATGAAGCATTTATTAGATCTCAAATCCGAAGAATTATTACAGAGGATGCCTCCGCTGAAGAAGAAAAGCCGGAAAAAAAGACAAAGCGATCTTCAGGTGGCAATAAGATTCTTGGTGGTCCCCGAGGCGGCCGAGTTCATAAGGATATTGAGGCAGTTTTAGGAAAGGGTGGAAAGTCCACACGATTAGCATCTAAAGATCCCACTCAGTTAATGAAGAATCTTAATGCATCCAAGCCTTCCGGAAAAAATGACGAAGATAAAATAGAGAATTATTTGAGCCAAGTTATTGGTGCCACAGATGAAATGTCTGCTGCTTTTTCTGGTATCGAAAAAAAGAAAGACTCTTACGGTCGCATTGGCTGGCATATTAAGAGTACTTTCAAAACCCATCATGCGCTATTCTTTATTTTTGATGCTGTTCGAGGTGCTGTTAATGCAAGGTTCTTTGACTTGGATGAAAAAGTCAGGGTAGGTGCAGCCTCTGGTGGCTCTGTTGTTTATCACGTTAAATCTGAGTCTGAAAAATGGAATGAAAAAGCGTGAGAATTCTTGTAAACTTGTTCTATATGTGATATAATCTTCATAGGACTTTATGGAGACGATCATGGAACTTGACTTCGATCAAATCAAATCAAATTGGGATACCTTTGAACGACTATGCCGCAAGGCATTCGAAAATGAGCAGGATGAATTAATCGGTTCATTATTGGATACACTGGGCGAAAGGATCCTGGCATGTCCAGCATCAACTAAGTTAGAACAAGGTGGTGCATATGCAGGTGGTTTAGTTGAACATGCGCTGACCGTAACTTCTCGCATGCGAAAGTTGGCTCAAGCCCATGAAGTAACACAAGATGTTAAATCAATCCTTCGGGTTGGCCTATTACATGAGTTGGGAAAAATCGGCGGGCTGGAAGAAGATCTTTTCATTGATCAGGATTCGAACTGGCATAGAGAAAAGCTTGGCCAGATGTACAAATATAACGAGGCACTTCCAAAAGTTGCCGTACCTCATTTAACGTTGTACTTGCTACAACATTTTTGTGTACAATTAACCCGCGATGAATGGTTAGCCATACACTTATCTCAGGGGTCACACCTCGATGAAAACCGGTTTTATATTCGAAACGAACCGATGTTAGCAGTACTTTTACAACAGGCAAAACAGGCAGTATTACTTCAATCAAAGGATGCTGTGAATGCCGACGTATAATAAGTTAGTTCGAGATAAGATCCCAGAAATACTAGACGAAAAGAGAAAGACATTTTCGTATCACGTTGCTGGTAAAGAAGAGTATACACAGAAGCTAAGGGAGAAGCTTGTTGAGGAAGTTAATGAGTTTCTTGAAGAACCTTCTGTGGGAGAACTAGCAGATATTCAGGAAGTAATATTTGCTTTGTTAGAAGATATGGGAGAATCCCAGTCTAACTTAGCATCAGTTCAAGGATCTAAAGCTGCAAGTAGGGGTGCATTTCGTATGGGGTGCATTTTGGAGCATGTAGAGGACTAACTGACACTAAAGCAATACTTAGTATTGAGGTAAATTATGAAAGTATTGTTACTCAGAGAATATGTTAGAGAAGTTCTAAGGCTTTTTGAAAAGAAAGACAAGGAGCATGAGGAGAAGGAACAAGATGATCTCCTTACCGAACCTGATGGTACTGATGATGTTGATAAGAAAACAGAGTTAGCTGTAGGTGGCGTCGCCGGCGCAATCACACCTTTGGGATCTGGATCAACCCACCCTAATAAAGGGAAGAAAAAGAAGAAAAAACGCCCGACCTACGGAAGTGTGGCATCGGATAAACGTCGGAAAGCATGATGGGAAAACTTCGAAATATTACTGAGGGCTGGCTAAATTTTATTAAGTCAAAGAAACCAAAGGGCATCTCGCCGGAACTTGATGCACTGGCCGAACAAAGAATCCGGATTTGTGAACAATGTCCATTTCTTCAATCAAAACCCTACAAGGTTGGTGGTAAGACGTTGGCAAAATATCGTTGTGGGAAATGTGGGTGTGCCTTCCCAATGATGGTCTATGCACCTAAGAAAAAATGTCCTATAGATAAATGGCCTAAGTAAGATACCTCTTATACATGGGTTATAAGTAAGGTACATTATATCTGTGGTCATACTGATTACAAAGAAACTGCAATTTAAGCAATTAAACTTTTAAGGAGTTAAAAAGATGGCAATCGATTTTGATGCAATCCGCAAGAAGCTGGGACAACTTTCCGGCACAAATTCTCGACGCAATGTAATGTGGCGTCCCCAAGAGGGAGAAGAGGCAACTGTTCGCCTTATTTCCTTTGCCGATAATGATGGGCAGCCCTTTAAGGAGCTTTGGTTCTATTATAATATCGGAAACAATCCTGGCCTATTGGCCCCGAAGCAATTTGGTGAGCCCGACCCAATTCAGGAGCTAATTAATAAGCTTCGTGATGACGGTAGTAAGGATTCTTATGAGCTAGCTAAGAAGCTCTATCCTAAGATGCGTACATTCGCACCTGTCATCGTTCGAGGTGAGGAAGATAAGGGTGTACGCCTTTGGTCTTTCGGTAAGACAGTATATCAGTCCCTTCTAAACATCATGCTTGATGAAGATTATGGTGACATTACAGACCCCTCAGAGGGCCGCGATGTCAAGGTAACCTGCACAAAGGCACCTGGTCGGATGTGGGCAACAACTACGGTTCGTCCTCGAGGTAAGGATAACCCTCTAGCCAGCGATCCTGCGCAAGCAAAGGAATGGCTTTCTAATATTCCTTCGCTTGATGATCTCTACACACTCAAGTCTTATGATGAACTTGAAAAGATTGTTAATGACTGGCTAAACGGTGATGAAGAGGCTGAGTCTGATGACTTTGGTACTTCTCGAAACCAAGCTACTGTAACTGCTGAGTCCAGTAACACTAGCAATACGTCAAATGACACTGCTTCTGCAAAGGTAAATTATAAGAGCCTCGACGAAGCTTTCGCAGATCTTGAAGATCTATAGTCCGAAAAAGCCATAACAGCTTTCAGAGGGGCGCTTTTGCGCCCCTTTGTTTTTAGTGATGAACACTCTCATTTTTTTGGGTATATTCAATTAGCATTATAGCATTAAGGACACATATGACAAAGAGCAATAACACAGAAGATTTTACTAGCGATTTGATTAAGTCTCTAAACAAGGAGGCCGGCAGTAAGGTTGCATATAACTTAGCATATGATGTTTCCCCCACACATGTAAAGCGATGGGTGTCAACCGGCTGTAAGCAACTAGATTATATCGTTGCAAATCGCCAATCCGGGGGTTTACCTGAAGGAAGAATTGTCGAGGTCTTTGGTCCACCAGGGATTGGCAAGTCTCATCTTGCAATCCAGGTTGCCCGTTCCACTCAACAAATGGGTGGAATTGTCGTTTATATTGACACTGAGAATGCAACCAGCGTCGAGAACCTTGGCTTATTAGGTGTAGATATTAAGCAACGTTTTGTATATGTTGATACACACTGTACTGAGGAAGTCCTCTCCATTGCAGAAGCTACTATTATGAAAGCAAAGGCAATGAATAAGGACGTTCCAATTACTATCATCTGGGACTCTGTTGCCGCAAGTTCACCAAAGGCAGAACTAGTTGGAGATTATGATAAGGAATCAATAGGTCTTCAGGCTAGGGCAATCTCAAAAGGCATGCGCAAGATTACTGGCGTAATTGCAAATCAAAATGTCCTATTCCTAATCCTAAATCAGATTCGAACGAAAATCGGTGTGATGTATGGTGACCCAACGACGACTCCAGGCGGCAAAGCAATTCCATTTCACTCCTCAGTTCGAATTAAGTTGGGCGCCGGCCAGAGAATTGAGAATAAGGATAAAGAAGTAATCGGAATCCATGTATCTGCCAAGACAATTAAGAATAAAGTATCCGCCCCATTTAGATCATGTAATTTTGAAATTCATTTTGGTGTCGGCATTAAGGAGCATGAACAAGTCTTTGATGTACTACGTAAGTTTGGCTCTGCTACAGTTAATGGGAAGACAATCGAGGTTGCTGGGACAGGAGCATGGAAAACACTTACAGTAATTGATGACGGTTCAAAAAAGAAGCTAGTTGAAAAGAAGTTCTATAAGGGTGATTTTGAGGAAGTTATGAATGATCCAGAATATGGGACCTATGTAGACCAGCTTTTAGAGAAAGCGATGATACGAGAAACCGTAACTGCACAAGATGTAGAGATCGATGCTGAATCGTATGAAGAAGTACGATCAGTTGCAATGGAATTAGACGAAGAAATTTTAGACCCGGAGGCATAAAGTGTCAGACAAGGGTGCTCGGCCAGTCTTGATCATTGATGCCATGAACTTATTCATGCGTCATTTTATTGCAAACCCTACGATGAGTTCATTGGGTCATCATGCAGGTGGTATCGTTGGGTTCTTAAAAGCCATTCGTCTTTTGGCTGACCGTACAGACCCATCAGACATTGTTGTTATCTGGGAGGGCGGTGGTTCCAGCCGCCGGCGTGGTATGTATTCTGGGTATAAAGCAAAGCGAAAGCCTCAACGCCTAAATCGATTTTATGGTGATGATATTCCCGATACATCACAAAATAGAGATACTCAAATAACAAGATTGGTTGAAATGATTCGGCTAGCTCCTATAAACCAGATCTATGTTTCTGACTGTGAAGCAGATGATGTAATAGGGTATCTTACCAAGTACAAATTCGAAGATAGGGAATGTGTAATAGTATCGTCAGACAAAGATTTTTACCAATTATTGTCTGATCGTGTAACACAGTGGTCACCAGGCCAGAAGTCTTTTGTAACACCCACATCTGTGGTTGAAAAATTTGGGATTCCTCCGCATAACTTTTGCACAGCTAGGTGTTTTTCTGGAGATCCTTCTGATAACATCTCGGGTATAAAAGGTGCAGGTTTTCGTACCCTTGTAAAGCGTTTTCCAGAATTTGCCGAATCGGATTTTACGTCAGTTGAAGATATACTTAACTTGGCACGACAGCGGACCCTAGATAGTAAGGTCAAGCTTTATAGTTCTATAGTTGAGAATGCTGACGTAGTTAAGAGAAATTGGAAATTAATGTATCTAGGCACGTCTAATCTTGCAGCATCACAAATTCAAAAAGTTAATCACCTGGTAGATACTTTTCAGCCTGTACGTAATAAAATTGGGTTAATGAGGATTCTTGTGCGTGAAGGCCTATCAACTTTTGATGCCGATTCATTTTTTATGTCACTAAACGCGGTCTCAAAGACTTAAGGGGAGAAGATGACGCAGTCAGCCTTAAAATTAACTGATAAGAATGTTCCACACTTTAGACATTATGGGAAGTCATTCCAGGAAAAGATATTTCAGGGGTTATTGACAGATCATTCTTGGGCTGCTCAAATTGTTGAGGTAATGAAGCCCGACTTTTTTGATGTTAAGTACTTGTCATATTTGACCGAGAAGTATTTTGCATATTTTTACAAGTACAAGTGTTTCCCTACCGCAAAGCTATTAGTCTCCATTATCAAGGATGATCTTTCTAATGGAAATGATGTAATCCTTCGGGACCAAATTGTTGAGTTTCTTCATAGAATGAAGTATAACCCTGATATGGGTGACATCAAGTACGTAAAGGATAAAGCATTAGACTTTTGCAAGAGACAAGCTCTAAAAGAAGCCCTTGAATCATCTGTTGATGATATCAATGAGGGAAATTATGAGACTGCTGTTGAGCGTATGAGGAAAGCTTGCGCTGCCGGCATGCCAAGCACCGTCGGCCATGATTTCTTTGATGATCTTGAGGCACGATTTATTAAGGCAAATAGGCATGTCTGCCCTACTGGTATTGATAGGCTAGATGCACCAGATATTCTTCGGGGTGGCCTCGGCAGGGGAGAGATTGGTGTTATCACTGCAAATACCGGTGTAGGGAAGAGCCATTGGCTTGTAGCAATGGGTGCCAATGCAATGAGGATGGGAAAAAATGTCTTACACTATACATTTGAACTTACAGAACATGCAGTTGGGATTCGATATGATTCAAATCTATGTGGAATTCCTAGCAATGATGTGCAAGATAATAAGAAGAGAGTTCTTGAATTTTATGAAGATAATAAAGATCTCGGAAAGATGATAATCAAGGAGTATCCTACGGGATCTGCCAGTGTAATAACAATCAGGAATCACATCGAGAAGTTATCCCTTAAAGGATTTTCCCCCGGGGTAATCATTATTGACTATGCTGATATTATGAGATCTACTAGGAGCTATGATTCTTTACGTCATGAATTGAAATTAATTTACGAAGAGTTGCGAAATTTAGCAATGGAGTTGAATATTCCAGTCTGGACAGCATCACAAGCAAACAGGGATTCTGCTAACTCTGATATTGTTGGCCTTGAGAACATGTCAGAGGCATATGCAAAAGCAATGGTTGCTGATGTCGTTATCTCGATGTCTAGAAAACCGATGGAAAAATCAGGCGGGACCGGCCGCTTGTTCATCGCTAAGAACAGAGCCGGAAAGGATGGTTTGGTTTTTCCTATTCACATTGACACATCTATGTCTAAAATTGAAGTAATGGATGAATCTGAGTTGACACTTAATGAAGCTGTAGATCAAGACGCTGGAGCCATGAAAAAAATTCTTAAGAAGAAATGGCAAGAGGTGTCTGGTCTGGCAAGCGATTAGTATGGGTGGTAGAATGGTTAAATTTGAAGATGCAATAAAGCAATCTAGAGAGTATTTTGATGATGATGATCTAGCTGCAAACGTGTTTGTTACGAAATATGCTTTAACTGATAAGGACGGGGGAATTCATGAAACCACACCTGACGATATGCATAGGCGTTTATCAAAACAGTTTGCCCGCGTAGAGGCGAATTATTCAAATCCACTATCAGAAGAAGAGATTTACGAATTGTTCAAGGGGTTCAAGTATGTGATACCCCAGGGTTCTCCAATGGCAGGAATAGGAAACCCATATCAGGTTCAATCATTATCAAATTGTTTTGTGATAGGTTCCCCCTGGGATTCATATGGTGGAATCTTAAAGGTAGATCAAGAACTAGTTCAAATTGCAAAGCGCCGAGGGGGTGTTGGGTTTGATATTTCAACTATTCGACCGAAGGGTGAGTCGACGGGGAATTGTGCACGTACGACAGATGGGATCGAAGTTTTTATGGATCGATTCTCAAACTCATGTAGAGAGGTTGCTCAAGGTGGTCGTCGCGGCGCATTAATGCTAACAATATCTGTGCACCATCCACAGGTTCGAGATTTTATACGCATTAAAAGAGATTTATCTCGGATAACTGGTGCAAATATTTCCGTTAGATTGTCTGATGAATTTCTGAAGGCAGTTGAAAAAAATAAGGATGTTGAACTAAGGTTCCCGGTGGACTCTGATGACCCCCAGATCTCTACAATGGTTAATGCCAATGAGCTATGGGATGAGATTATTGAGTGTGCTCATGCATGTGCGGAGCCTGGATTACTCTTCTGGGATACTGCACTTCGCCTAACACCATCAGATATATACACAGACCAAGGATTTGGATCAACGTCAACAAATCCTTGTGGTGAGATTATTCTTAGCCCATATGATAGTTGTCGTTTAATGGTTATCAATCTATTGTCATTTGTAGAAGATCCTTTTACGAAGACAGCTTGGTTTGATTTCGAAAAGATGGCTTCGGTGGTCCAAAAGGCCCAACGTCTAATGGATGATATGGTAGATCTTGAGATAGAGCAAGTCGATAGGATTCTTAAGAAAATTGAAGATGATCCAGAACCATCAGCAGTAAAAGCCATAGAAGAAAATATGTGGCTAAAGATAAGAGAGCAGGCAGAAACAGGCAGGCGTACCGGCTTAGGTGTAACGGCAATTGGCGATACATTGGCAGCATTAAATGTAGGTTATGGTTCAAATAAATCTATCTCACTTGTTGAGAAGTTTTATAAAACCATGACAGTAAATGCATATCGTTCATCATGTCAGTTAGCCAAAGAGCGTGGTGCTTTTCCAATCCACAGTCACGACAAAGAACAGGGCCATGAGTTTCTAAGCAGAATATGGGAAGCAGCTCCTGATGTTCGTGAGATGAGTCAAAAGTATGGCCGCAGAAATATCGCGCTGACGACGACAGCCCCAGCAGGTTCTGTATCAACATTGACACAAACAACATCAGGTATTGAGCCAGCATATCTTCTAAAATATACCCGCCGTAAAAAACTTACTGAAAATGATGTAGATGGTACTGTTGATTTTGTTGATAAGGTAGGGGATAGATGGCAAGAATACGATGTATACCACCACGGATTCAAGAGGTGGATGGATGTTACTGGTAAAACCAAACCTGAAGATTCTCCATATTGGGGAGCGACATCAAATGATATAGATTGGGTCCGGAAGGTAAAACTACAGGCCGCTGCACAGAAATGGATTTGCCATGCAATTTCCAATACTACAAATCTACCAAATGATGCCTCAATAGACACTGTGAAAAAAGTTTATATGGCTGGTTGGAAATCTGGTTGTAAAGGTGTAACAGTTTATAGGGATGGCTGCCGAGCAGGTGTTTTGCTAAACAAGAAAAAGAAAAGTAAGTTTCGCAAGAACTCAGCTCCTTCCCGACCGATGGAGCTAGAATGCCATATTCATCATGCTGCCATTAAGGGAGAGGCATGGACAATTCTTGTTGGTTTGCTGGAGGGTAGTCCATATGAGGTAATGGGTGGCCTTGCACAGTTTGTAGAGATTCCAAAGAAGTATAAAGAGGGTGTAATCATTAAGCACCCAAGGAAATCAGTTAATTCTGTTTATGATTTGAAGTTTGGCGAAAATGGTGATGAGATAATCTTAAAGAACATTGTATCGCTATTTGATAACCCAAACCATTCAGCTTTTACCAGAACAATATCTTTATCACTTCGTCATGGTGCCCCGATCAATTATGTGGTTGAGCAATTACAAAAAGATAGGGATGCAGATTTCTTTTGCTTTTCAAAGGTAATCGCCCGGGTGCTAAAGTCATATATCTCAAATGGGACAAGGCCTGGTAAAACAGCTTGTACAGGCTGTGGAGCTGAAAATACCCTTAGCTATCAAGAGGGCTGTGTGATGTGTACATCATGTGGCCACAGTGCATGTTCATAATGAAGGAGAAACGATGAAATGGACCACAAATATATCCCCGCTCATTAAGGAAATTGAGCTTAGAAAGAATCCTGTTATTGTGAGAGTCAATAAGTTTGATGAGGAGGCTGCAACAAAGTTTAATCTTGAAATAGCCCAAGCACATAATACAGGCCAGAAGGTGATTCCGATTGTGATTGATTCTTATGGGGGACAAGTATACTCTTTAATGGCAATGGTTTCTACAATAAAACATGCAGAATTACCAATTGCCACTATTGTTGAAGGGAAAGCGATGTCTTGCGGTGCTATTCTATTTTCATTTGGTGAAGAGGGAATGAGGTTTATTGACCCCAACGCCACAATAATGATTCATGATGTATCCTCTTGGGAGTATGGAAAAGTAGAAGAGGTAAAAGCCAGTGCAGATGAGACCGATCGGTTAAATAAGCTGGTGTACACACACATGGCCCGCAACTGTGGGAAGAAAGATGATTACTTTCTAAAGCTAGTTCATAAGAAGGGTCATGCAGACTGGTACCTAAATGCCGAAGATGCAAAAAAGCATGGGTTAGCAAATCATCTTAGGGTACCTAAGTTTCATATAGATATATCGGTAGATATTGGGTTTGAATGATACTTAATGTAACTGATAGACGGAGGGATTATGTCATCGGAATCATATAATTTAGAACAAGTAGCAAAGGGACTGTTAACAGGCAATCATATTTCAACACTTACAGAGGCTTGGCAAGAGGCACATGATCTTACGGTTGATGGATATTGTGGCCCCACAACACGAGCCTCCCTAGAGGCATCTAAGCTAAGTGATAACCCACTTGGGATTGCTGCACTTGATGTTGCTATTGAAAATCTTGGACAGGGCGAAGAGGGTGGCAATAACAGTGGTGCTTTTGTTGAAACATTACATGGCCTACAATTTGATGGTGATGATGATGATGATGGCGCCTGGTGTGCAGCTTTTGTAAGCTGGTGTTTTGAGCGTGCCTGCCAAAGGATTGGCGCTGATATGCCGTTCCGCCGTTCACGAGGTGCAAAGAGCTTGTATCGTAAGATCGGTACTGCAGGGAAATTTGTTGATCTAGATCCCCAACCTGGTGATGTTGTATGTTGGGATCGTGGTGTAAAAGGATCATGGCAAGGTCACATCGGCATTGTTGAGAGATGCGAGAATGGAATTTTATATACTGTTGAAGGAAATGTTGGTAGATTTCCATCTGTTGTTCGTAGGTTTGCGCACAATCTAGATTTACAACCAAGGTTAGAGGGATTTGCCAGATGTCCGAAAGTTTCCGTAAGCGGATAGAACTATATGATGATGGCATAGGTGCAGTTGAATATGTTGAACATATGGGTGATGACCTAACAATTGTCAATGCCGCCCGTGTTTCATTTGGTAAGCATAAAGACAGCCTGAACGATAAAGACAAGAAGCTAATAAAGTACCTTGTTGATCATCGGCATACTTCTACCTTTGAACATAATGTGGTAACCTTTAGATTTACCGTCCCTTTATTTGTTCGTAGCCAGCACCACCGACATAGAACCTGGTCATATAATGAAATAAGCCGAAGGTATACTGATATTGATATCAGATTTTATGAACCCACAAAGTTTCGTACTCAGCATAAATCAAATCGACAATCATCTAATGTAGAAGACCTCATTGATCCTGAGTACGCATGGGATGGAGAAACCTACGCGGCCGCAGTTAAGAACTATCATAGAAAGTCATTGGTTTTTTATGAGAATATGCTTGAAGCCGGCATATGTAGGGAGCAAGCCAGGGGAATATTGCCTCAAAATATGTACACAGAGTATTACGGAACCGTAAATCTCAGTAATCTAATCAAGTTCATTGACCTGCGCACACATGAGGGTGCCCAATGGGAAATTCAACAAGTTGCAAATGCATGCCTAGATATTGCAACAGACCTATGGCCACATTCGGTTCGTGCATATAGGGATAATAAGGAAAATGCTTCTTGAATTTCTGGGGTTACGAGTCGGCAATTGCTGGGTAGTTTTATCTTGAGGTAATGTATGACCGCGCGAGTCGTAATAGACAACCATAATCAGCTTCAGAATAAGGGTGACCTTACGCATGCTGAGTTAGATGAAATTGTTTTAGAAGGTACCACCCCTGATGGGCGTGCCGTCAACATACCCTCATTGGTTCTAGCGAATACTTTTCAAGATGATGTGACCATACAAGGTGATCTTACTGTCACCGGTGCGGGTGCTCTGGATGATGTAACCACAGTTAATGATGCTACAGTTGGCCGAAATGCACTAATCCAGGGTGACCTTACTGTTATGGGTGAAATTACCCATATGGGAGGTGCAACAAGCGTTGACATGTCAACCATGCTGGTAGAGGATGTTGTAATATTCCTTGGCCAAGGTGCAACAGCTGAGGCAGCAGCAGGCGATCGCGGCATAGTTTTTTCTAGAAGTAGTGATGATAATCATTGTTTTTACTGGGATGATTCTGAGTCAGAGTTTAGGATTGCCAAGCTTCCAATGGAACTATTAGATGGTGCTACACCCTCTATATTCCCTGCAGCAGATCCTGAGGATTTTCAAGCGTTGCATGTAGGCTCTTTATTATCAGTAGGAAATATAGTTGCTGGTGCTGGAATAACTGGTGCTTCTTTAAACATAACAGGACAATCTACATTAGCAGATACGATAGTAGCCGGTTTAACCGCAACAGGAGATATTTTTGCTGCCGCTGTAACATCTGATACATTAGCAACGGGCAATATTAGCGCCGCTAGTGTATTATTAACGGGTGACTTAAATGTCCAGGGTGACCTATCTATCGGTTCTCTGCTAGATCAAGCTGGTGAGCAATTTATAATTCCCGGCCGAGGAATTGATATCAATGCAGATCCGGTAACAGGCCAGCTAGAGGTTTCTTCACCCCTGGGTGGAAAAATAAAATTTGTTAAAGAAATAGATGACGAGATTCCTGCAGACACACCGATTGTAATAGATGAAGCCCTAAATCCTGATTCTTATGCCTATGATGAGGATTTTTGGGATATTTATGTAAACGGGATGTTACAAGTCGGCGGGGAAGAGAAAGACTTTACCTTCAACGAAAATCTCAAGATCATATTTACTTTTGATATCGAGCCAAACGACGTAATTGTTGTGTCCGTAATGCACTAAGACCTTGCTGTTTCTGCGCCTTCTTGATATTTATAGATGTTAAGTCCACTAAGGAAGACAGGCATGAATAACACGAGCGCTGGTAAAACTTTTGTCACATCCGATATCGCAATTGCTGCGTATCTGGCTACACATAACTTTGCCATTATAGAATGCAAGCGTCTCCCGGATGGTAGGTTTTACTTTGAGTTTAATGATCCAGATGACAAGGCAAGGCTGAGATCAGTAGAGTTCGTAAATTCGGATTGTTGTAAATTCGATAATCATGTACGTAATCTAAAGAAGATCTTGTATAAATCTTAGGATTTTGGTGACGAATGGCGTTAGTAACAGATAATTGGAAATTAGCTACACTGAGTTCGACCCAGGTATCCCTTCACCTTGAGGATAATCAACCATTATCTGATTGGTCAATTACATCATTTAGTGTTGATGGGGCCGTCGCCGATATTAGCCAGATAGCTCCTCTAATTGGTACTCATGATGATGCCGGCACCGGTGATTGGACACTAGCGCTAAGTAATGGTATAGCCCTATCAGGTACAGGGGCCATCTCCCTGTCTATTGATGGAATAGACGGCGATGCTGAAATTTTTTCAACAATTATTAATTTTTCTTACACAGTCCCTCAGATTACGAGAACACGATTAGTTGGTTCTACTGGCATGACCCGCATTCGCTTGACGTCTTCAGGTGACTAGCCCAGCAGTCAAAATTCTGTAGAGCACCATACTTATAACAGTCGCGATACTATCGCAATTGTTAAGTTTTCACAAGTTTTAATAAGTCTCCCGTTCGGTAGAGACCCTCGTTAGTCACAGTCAAGTTTGTTTTTTTGTTGCTGTACAGCATAGAAGACAATTACTTTGGCTGTTTTTTTTGTGCGTTGAGTTTGAAACTAACAAATACAAAATTTAAGGAGAACAATGATGGCTGATTATAAATTACAAGGCTATTATCGTCTCAATGAGTCCAGCGACTTTGCTGACGGCCTTGAGGCAAAAGATATATCAGGAAGAAAAAGAGACGGTGAGTATTTTGATAAATCCGGTAACGGAGATACTCAATTTATAGACTGGGTACATCCCGTATCCGGTGAAAAAGCACGTGGCCTAGAGCTACATGGAAAATATCAATCTGATGGTGTTAAGCTTCCAGATGCTAGGAAATTAAAAATAGAGAAAAGTGATTACTCAATTTCTTGTTGGGCACTTCTTCCAGAAGATGGTGCAGACGGGTCCGAGGTAATGGTCTCAATTGTCTCAGGGATGGATACAAAAAATAGAATTTGGCTCTACACAAGAGATATGACATCGAATCAAACAACGAAATATTATGAAGATTTATCAGCCGAAGAGTTAGCTGCATTGCCACCAGAAAGTGAAATGCCACGAGATGGTAAGTGCAGAGTTAGAATAATGTCAACGAAATTTACGGGAACATCAAATTACATGTGTTCTAGTGCACCCGATCTTTATAGCAGGGGTGAGCCGGTTAACATTGTTATGACCTGTGAGGCAAAAGATGAAGGTAATGACGATTGGAAACACACCTATAACCTGTATATCAATGGTAAGAAGGCTGCTGACGAAATGTCTTCTGGCGTTGTTGCACCGATTGGTTGGGAAACACCTGAAGTATTAGGCGAAGGTGAGTATGCTGATGACATAACTATCGGCGGTGATCTAGACAATCACAATTATGATGATCTTTCAAACTTTTTCTCTGGCCTTATTGCTGATGTTGCAATCTGGAATAAAGTTTTAACCCCAACACAAATCAAGGCTGTATACGAGTCAGGTGTCTGCGTTCCATTCACCCGCACACGTATTATTGCGTAAATAAGAATTAAGGAGAAATAAAATGCAAGACTTTGGTGTTGAAGGCACCGAGCCTGATGCCGAAGCAGAAGCCGAAGCAGAAGCCGAAGCACCCGCAGAAGCCGAAGCCGAAGCCGAAGCC